TCTTTTTTCTTTTCTTGTTAGTTTCATAAATGGGGTAAGAAAATAAACCCATGCGTTGTCAGTTTTAGGTAGGTATTTGAATATTCCATCATCCATCATCATCCTCATCAAATTTTGATACCCCCTACCTTCAGGGTCAATATCTTCAGAGTAATAAAGTTCAACTAGTTCTTTCGCTTCTTCAGTTAACAAAGGTACTGATAAATCCACAAGTTTCCTATTAATAACATAAAATTCATCACCATATACCCCTCTCTTAGTTTTACCCGATAGTAGGTTTTGTAACGCTCTGTTATCCTTATCATTTTCGTGTAGTTTTTCACCTTTTTCTAAAATATCGTCAACAGAGACCACGGAATCAACTATCTCAGGGAAAAGTTTTACAAAAGTTTTTTCACCAAAATAGTAAATACCATCAATATTGTCGGACTTATCTCCTGATATAATTTTAAAAGTAGAAACATTTTGATGGGGTATTGATATATCTTTCAATTTAACTTTATCTCCGTACTTAATCATTTGTTTCTGTGTTGGAGAATATATTTGTACTTTTTCAGATATTAGTTGTGTTAGGTCTTTATCCGCAGAAAATATAGTTTTGTTTTCATCCTCAGAGATATGACAATAATACGCAATCATATCATCTGACTCATTACCATCAACTATAATCTGACGTATAAACATTTCCTCAAGATACTCTTTTACTCTTTTGAGTTGCCATTCAAATGATTGTTTTTGAATATCATTAAGTCTGTTATACCTTCTATTTTCTTTATATTCTGCGAAAATTTTCTTCCTCTGTATTGAGTTATCATTTCCGTCCCAAAAAACGATTACCTTATCATAGTTATACTCTGAAATAAATCTACGTAAAGTATTAACAAAGTGATATATACCACCAATATGGTTACCTTTATGATAATACTCACGTACTCCATGATAACCTATCTTAAATAGGTTATTTCCATCCACTAATAAGGTCTTAGTCACATTAAAATACTTAAAGAATTAAACTTTCTTCTTCCAACTTAAAGTCACTACCTGTACCAATAATATCTTTCCAATATTCAGAGTTTTCAGATTTATACTTTTCGATAGATTTTTTTTCCTCAGAGGAATCCTTTCCGGGTAAAAACCCGTGAGCAGTAACTAATATTCTACCGTCTTCATAACCTAACCCATTAATGTGGTTTTTCATAACTGAGACCTTAGTTCTAGTTGCAAATTTTACTTTTCTTTTATCTTTAACCGCAGTTATCTTTGTAGTACCCGCATTCTTTTGATTTCCAAAAAGAAAAACTAATGATGAGTTTAACCAAATAGCCTCTCCTCCTTTAGCTTTAATCTTAGGCTGACCAAAAGGATTATCTGGAAGTTCAACCCATGGTTGGTTAACAATTACTAAAGTATTTTCGTGTTTTGAATCTGACCTACGAGAACCTGATATTCTTTGGTTTATTCCCATACCTATCTTATCTGCCAAAACTGCCGCATTATGTTGCTTACCACCTTTACCGTCATATGTCATCTTACATGGAACTGAACCAACTGAATCCCATAAAAATAGTAAGTCATAATCCAAATCTCCACTACTTTGAGCATCTAACAGTTCATTAATAAAATTAGTAATTTGTTCAATATATTCAAAGTTATTATTAAAAAGGAAAAATCCATCCCAATCTAATTCTCCCGTTTCTTTATCAACAACTTCTTCACATTCAAAACCCATAAGTTTTGCATGCTCAAAAGACCATTTCTGCTCTGTTATTATAAAAACAGGGAGTATACCTTTTTTTTGTGCGTCAACAGCAGCTTTAACAAGTGCTGTAGTTTTTCCTGTATCCGAGTGACCTAAAAACATATTAAGGTGACCCATTGCCGGTCCAGGTACCCCTACTGCATCTAAGAAATCAGTACCTAAATCATAAAACCTTTGCGGTTTAAACTTAGCTGATGAAGAAAATTTCTTCTTAATATCTTTAAAGTCTTTCTTTTTAATTGCCATTTTTTTTTAATTAAAATAATGGTGAGGAGGATTATCCCTCCTCACCATTAACATTTGTAATCTTTAGAAAGGAAGATTTTCATCGACTTTAGTAGTCGACTGTGGGTCCTTTTCTTCATTAATTTTTACTTTCTCATCACCACCACCAATCGTTTCAATAGTATTGTCTCCATAAACAAACTTTTTAAGTTCTGAGTCCCATACAGGTGTCTCTCCCCTTGCGACCGCTTCAAGATACTCTACAGGTCTTTGTGCGTACACATCAGACCACGTCATTTCATCCTCCATCCATTCTTTCATCGTATCACTATCATCACTTAGAGGTGTTGGGTCATCGTACATAATAGTTTGAACTACAGTGTACTCAATACCTGAGTTAGTTTTAGATTTAGAAAGTTCGACAATTAAGTCTCTGCCCTCTTGAGAGTCAGTAACGTCTCCCTTAGCTCTCCATATTGGGATAATCTTATCCAAGATACCTTCTTGTTTATAGTTATCCTTAAATCTCCAAAATTTAACCCCGTCTGATTCATTATCACGGTCAACAACCTTTACTATATAAAACTTGCGTGGACGGTACTGCATAGCCAGTTTTTTATCTGACTCTTTTCCTGTTGACATAAGTTCTTCGTAGACTTCAGTCAATGGGGAGCGTTCACCATCATTTTTACCTGGGTCGTATAGTTTAACCCATCTACCGTCTACTTGAACCTCGTGAAACCAAACTTCCTTAAATGGTGATGAACCATCGGGTGTTGGTAGTATCCTTATCTTAGACTGTCCGGATTTAGTACCTTTAGGTAGGTACGTAGTGAAGTACTTCTTCAACCTTTGCTCTTGAGTCATTCCATCCCCGTTACCGCGAGATGTGACATTTTTGTCGTACTGAGCTAGTACTGCGTCGAGTGCGTTTGCCATTTTTCTTTTATTCTTTAAAAATTTATCTATTATTCTATACAAATATAAATGATTTTTAACTTAAGTCAAATTACTGAGAATAAAAAAAGAGACTCAATAGTCTCTTTTTAATAAAAATATTTACACGGTTTAATTACATGAGACCTTCATCTTCAAATGGTTGGTCGAACGATTTTTTAATATTGCCGTCCGAATAACTTTCAATGTCATCACTTGTAAGTACGTATTCGTTTTTTCCTGTCTTTTCTAAATCTTCTTGCTTATCCATAAAGAAGTCAGTTAGTTTTTGATTATATGGATAACTATCTAAACTCCTTAACTGTAATTTTTCTTCAGGAGATTTTTGTCTATATTTTTCTATTTTAGTTTCCAACTGATTAATTCGGTCTAATATACTATCCATCTCTCCGAGTTTACTTGTTAAATCATCTAATTTACCAAACATAGTATCCATATATTCATCCTGTTTATTAGACATATCTTTTTGTGTCGTCACTAAATCTGTAATGTCTAACTCTTCGGTACCGCCTTCATCGGTAACATCAACTTCATCATCACCACTAACAACTTCAACGTCTGGGTCATCACTTACATCCACAGGTTCAGGGACTTCGTCAACCTCTAAGTCATCTGTCTGAGCAATGTCTTCACCACCTTCATCAGGTAAGTCCGTAACTTCCTCTTGCTCAAAAACATAATTATTTATGTTTTGATGTCTTTTTATTTCTTTTAATATTTTTTTATCTATTGACATAATATTTTTTATTTTATCCGTTTAATAGTGTCTTCATTCCCTGTGGGGTCTCAACTCTTAGAGTTTTATTAACTTTCATAGTATTATCTACTCTTTCGATTAACCCGTCTCTCATTCTTACCGTATAACAGTCTCCGGTATCTAAATCACACACTTCTTTATATCCGTTTCCGTTATCACGCTCAGTTAATCGACTATCCTTTTGTAGATATGTGTCTAATAAATTTTTTATGTTCATTACTCTTTTTTATATAAATATATTGATTATTTGGAATATTCAAATATCACCCCTAGAAACTACCGATGTAAAAATATCAAGCCATTCTTGATACTCATCTTTGTATTGAGTATTACCATTTATTTTAGTTTTTATAATGGCAATAATCTGTTGTGGAGTCCCTTGTATTGGCTCAATCTCATATATTTGAGCTAAATATAAATACGCTAAAGCCTTAGGTGTTGTATTAGTCGTTTGAGTTTGTTGAAGTTCATTATCCATCGCCTCAAGTATTGAACCCAGTGGGTTAAATGTAGCTCTCATAAAATCGAGCGAATCTTTAATACTTGAAAATGAAGCAATAGGAAATGTTTGTTCATTAACAATAATACAAGTTTGAGAGTTGAAATATTGCGTCCTTTGTGTTGGTTTTATTTCTCTACTTGTAACCAAATCCATTAAATTATTATTATACACATTTTGCCTAACTGGTAGGTTATGAGTAGCAATTCCATATATGAAAAATTTTAATTTATTGTTTGTGAATTGGTTGTTATTTACGTATTCTTTTACTTCTTGTCCATTAACAGTAGTTGGTGTCATATCAACAAATGTCTTATCACTATATTTAGTTAGTGATTTACATTTTTCTTCAGGGACTTGACTAACATTTTTGGATTCAGATAATGCAATTGTATTATTTGTTTTTCCTGATGGGTTATTAACTTCAATAGACCTTAACTTCTTTTGATATAGACCTAACAATTCTCTGTTTACACTGGCAACCAATTTATCTGGTTTTGGGAATGAGTATTTAGGCATTCTTACCCCTTCAAAATTAGTCGTGAATCCCCTCGTACTTATACTATGATTAACATTCATTATATAATATGGACCGTAAAACATAGGTACATTTGTTAGGTTAAAGTACATAGTCGGTTGTATCATAACATTACCTAAAGACTGTACCTGACATGTATAACTTCTAGATTTATAAAAATTATAAAGTGATTGAGTTTGTTGTGCAACCTTTTGACCTGACGCCTGCGCACCTAATTGTTCTAAGACCCCAAATGTCGGTCCAATATTTTTATGTTGATTCATGTCAATAGATACTGAGTTAAATACTCCTTGGTTTCTTTTACCAAAGTCTACTTGAAACCCAACACATCTATTACTATCCGAATAATTATCTTTATTTTGTTGATTTTCTCTCAATGGACAGTCTGACGGGTTAGTAATATCAAATGAGTCATTACCTTTCCTAATATTTTTATTTTGTTCCATACCTAAATTTTCTGATGGAGGTCCCATCCATATCCCTAACATTTTTGGTCTACTGTTTCTCGCATCGACCTCCATGAATGTTCCAAACAAATCATTCGGTATATCTTGTGGGAAAGGTTCCCCTTTTTTTACTCTATCATCTCTACCATAAAAGTTTGTATATGCCGGTGTTGGCATAAAAACAAAATTATTTTTTTCATATATTGTCCCAAGTAAAGAATATACGGTAGTTTTATCATTTCTACCTCTTAAATACCCCTCAAGTTCTTTAATATTTATCACAATTTTATCCCCTATAGGTCTGTTGGCCCGGTCTAAAAATAAAAAATCTTCAAATATAGTTCTAGTTTTAAAATCTTGTCCAGACACCCACTTATCATTTAGTAGTTGGAACGATTTCCATAACTCTAACTTAGGTACATTTCCATCAATTTTTGAAATTCTAAGCGCGTCATCCGTGACCGAAACAGAGGGTAATTGTCTGTTTAGTTTAATAAAAATATTATTTAATATATTCTGTTGGAATTTTTCCTTACCTATAAGTGCGTCATTTAAATCTTTTATGAATTTACTCTTATTGTATGTGTTGTCTTGTGATTTTTTAGCTGCGTATATTTTTATTAGGGATGATAAGTTTACAACGTTACTTTCGTTGAATTCGTAATCCATGTCTACGAAAAAATCTGTTAAATACGAACCATTATCAGAGTATTTAAATCCGACCTCACTAAACTCTCCCACATTTAGATACATAGAGTTCCATGCATCTGTGTAATTTCCCCTACTTTCACCTAAAGTAGTACTTCCACTTTGTGTTGGTAAACTGTTAGGGATGTATGTTTTAAAGTCATAAGGGTCCTTAATCATTTGATTACTGACTGTGGTTATTGAGCCGTAAACTTTATTGTCATATTTTCCCGGATTTCCTATTTTTAATACAACTTCACGATATAACGCCTTTTCAATATGATAATTTAAAAAAGTAGTTAATTGCCCGTCACTTATATTCTTAAGGTCTTCATCTATGTTATTGGTTATTGTTGGCTTATCGATGATAAATAGTGACTTCATAACCGTAGATAAATTTATATTGTATCCGTTAACGTTTAATCCGTTAAATGTAGATGGTATGTTGTTATATATCCTTTCTAATTCTAGTATCCTTTCATTATCTATTTCGACAGGACCCATACTTAATTCTACAAACTTTTCAAATGTAGTTTCACCTCTATTTACCTTATTAATGTTATATTTAGTATCTACTTCACAAAAGTTTAAGAAGTAAGACTCAAAATTATCCAACATTTCTTTTGTGAATACTCCAAATATATCGTCTATAGATGAGTATTGTAAAGTATCTGAATTACTTATATTAAACGGTTGAGTGTTTTTATTTTCGGGGTCTATATTTTTAATGTACTGTAATGGTGTTGGTTTATTTACCATTTCATTAGAAAAATACCCGAAGTTAGATGACGCCCAAAAAGACCTGACACTTCCATTATAAATAGAATTATTAGTTGTTAAATTCTGTTTATATTTACCCTGATTATTAAAACATTCAAACTCCGCTTGATTAAATTTAACATCACCAAAAGACGGTATAATTAATATCTTATCTTCTTGGTTTTCTCTAAAATCATAATTTCCTTTTATGTTAAAGTACTGTGACCAACTGTTCATATTGTATTGACCCCTCGTATCTCCGCTAGATATTATTTTATCTATACTTCCATTATCTGAATTACCTATTTTTAAATTTTTCTCAGTTTGTGCGGTTTGTATTTCATCTGAAGTGTAAGACGTAAAAATATCTTTTTTAGTGAAGTAGTAATATAGTTCGTTTATTACCTTTGGATAAAATCCATTTTCTACTTTCTTAGTGACGTATGGGTATGTTATATTTAACACCTCATTAGGTATAGGGGAAATATCTTCCACTATAGTTCCGCTCACCTCCTCTAATTGTTTTATTGTGACGTTATTCCCACCATAATCTTCAAAAGTGTATGACTTAGATGTATCTCCTCCAATAGGGTCATACGCAAATTTATAGTCAAAGTCTTTCCATACATCATCTAAAATGTCGACACCACTCTCTTTATATTCTTTATATCTATGCCATATGGAACCATATTTTAATATCCAATAATAAGGGACTTTATGTACTGAAGAAAATTTATTTAATGTTGCAAAAATATAGTTTAAATCTGTAGTGACATTATTATTGTATGATTTAAATTTTTCTTTTAATGTTGTTAGAGGTAAGGAATTTAAATATAGATACCCTAAAGCCACGTATGGATTTTCTATTTCATTTTTTTCATTTTCAACTCCTTTAAGAATTGCGTTAGTAAAATAAGGCGTATTTAATAATGACGTGGTTTGAGTTTTAGTTATAAAGTTTTTGGTAGTATCGTAATTATTACCGTATTCTAAAGTAGATTCTGTAATTATAAATTTTTCTTTTGTTCTATTATTATAATAGTTAATTACTTGATTATTAGTCTCAAATATATTTTCACTGTTACTGTTTGGATTTGGATTAATTTCCGAAACTTCTTGGTTAGGTGAGGTGGACGTGTTTGTTATCCATTCAAAATATGAAAACATTTTTTTATCATATGTTTCGTCCTCATTAGAAAACGAAGCTATTGTCTTTTGGTCCTCGTTAAATGAAAACATTTTAGAAGTGTCGTTACTAATTCTTATAGAATTGACTTTACTCCCTTCCGATAGATTGTTTTGTAACCAAGTAAGGTTATTAAATGGATAACCATCCGTAAATGTTAACTCGTCTGATTGATTTGAGTTAAGATATTTTATCAGTTTATCACTACTCTCACTAGACGAGGATACCCTAATCGAATTACCCTCTAAATATGAAAGTTTATAAACCCCAAAATCTTGATTTATTAAAGACTTAATATATGGGGTAGTAAAATCACCCCTGTTAAATAAATTCCAACTCTGACCCTGTCCGTTATTAGAAATACTTCTCATGTATTTTAATAAGTTTTCGTAACTGAATGAAAAGTTTTTTAATAGTTCAATTAATTCAGGAGATTTTACTACCGATTCTTGTAAATTAATGTATTCAAAATCACTGAAAACACTATACAATTCATTATTGTAGCCACTTTCTCTATATAATTTAGTGTAGTTAGAATTTAAAAAAGTTCTTTCAAATAATTCGTAAAAAAATGAAACAATCCTTAAATCATTATATGGCTGTCCTTGAAATGGGAACTCAATGGCGTTACAACTAATAAATGGGTTTTCTTTAAGTTCGTTGGGATAGTTAAAACCTAATGTTTGATTTTCAATCTGTACCGACCCTTTAACAAACTCTTCAACAAACTGTATTTCAGGCCACACACTATATTTCCACCCTTGTACTTTATTAACTTCCGACGAGTCGCCAGGATATTTGTCTTCATATAGCTCGTTACCATCCTCATCTATAGAGGTTACAAAATATTGAGGCCACGGGTATATTGTTGGTGAATCTTCTTTTTCAGTTCCGTAAGCACTTAGCCCATTTAATAAGGCGTTTACCATAGTTGTCTCTGTTCCTTCCGATTTTTCGGGTGACATAATGGCACCAACTCTAATGGGGTCTTTTCTTTTATCCCAAGCATCATCGTGAACTTTATCCATTAACCTTAAAAATCCGTCTGCGGATGCACATATCACAGCCATAACGTTATTTATTGTAGGGTTAAATCCTAAACCAACATCAGGAGACTTTATTTTTTCGGCTAAAGCATAAGAAATTGTTTCTTCAACTTGTTGTTTTTTAGTTTCAAAATTATCTTGTAATTCTTCTAATTTTCTTAAAAAACTATTTTTAGTTAAATTGTTAGAATTATTTTGGTCTCCAAATACAATATACTGATTTAATAAAGAATCTTCTTCGACTGTCAATGTTTCCGCGTTAACAACTGTAGGTGGCACCGCAAGTTCCTTTATAATCACATTATTTTTAAAGTCGGATAACTCTAACTCAGTAGGCGTCGCTTTGTATCTTAACTCATATGTATTATTATAATCCACTTCCGATTCTGTCGGTTTTTGTTTCTTAAAGTCAGATATCTTAATATCACAATTTAATGAAGTCTCTATTTTTTTTCCATTCACTTTCACACTCCCATTAGTACCAAAAACAGGATTTTCATTAAGTATGGTATTGTATTTTTTAATTATACTTTCTAAGTTTGAGATTGAGTCTTTTCTTTTTTGTAGTTTTTCGTTTTTTCCTCCGTTATTTTTTATGGGATATAATATAGGTGAGTTTGGTGTTCTGTCTATTAAACCTAACCTGTTACTAATATTTTCACTAAACCAATTATCCGTAAATAACCCATATATTTGATTCCTATATTCTGTAATCGTGTTTGAGTATTTTTGAATTTCAGTTAGTGGAGACATGTCTTCCTTACCATAGGCCTCCATAACATACCTTTCAAAATTTTGTAGTTTCATTAACATTTGATTAATTGTTAACTCTGGAAAATTATCTTCTATGAGTCCTTTGGCTTTGTAAGCGGAGTAGACCTCTTTAATTGTGTCGTAACCTTTTGTGGATTTTATTTGACGTAATTCTTGTGTATCCAAACCTGGTTGACTACTAGTCTTATTAGTTCCTATTGTTGTAGTCCTACTGTACATATGTGGTAATGCAAATAACGCCTCTATTGGAATGTCCGATAACATTGCATATGTTCGACTTATAAAATTGGTACTGATTTTATAGTTACCTGAAGATGGTTCAAATCTAGCGTTAAAATCTTTTAACATTAACTCATACCTAATAGCCTTACCATAGTATCCTTTAAGTGTTAATGTAAATAATGGATATGGGAACTGAAAGAATGCACTATACGGTGAGTTTTCTCCTTGTTCAAATAGAACTCTTCCTTGCACATCCTCCATTTCAATACTAACTATAGCAGCAAAAGACGCATTAACTTTAACTGAAATATTAGTAATTCCTAACATTTGACTGTCAGCGTCCCCACCTCTATTTTGACCTAAAGTTAAATTATCAGTCCATGAGGTATCTAAGTAATCGTCTTGCGTTTGAGCTTGACCATTATTAACGGTCTGAGGTTTCATAAAATTTATAACAGTAGACTTATCTTGGTCTAACGCCCCTATTCGTATATTTTCAATAGTATCCTGAAAATTACTACCCACAACTAATTTACTTCTAGGTATAACTTTAGTCTCTAAATTAGCGTACATAACTAACTCTTCTTGGTTGATTAACCGTTCAGATACTGTACCATCACTATCAACAACTTTATTTGGGTCTATAATTATTATGTTGTCATAGTCTGTTTCTACATATACGTCTTGATTGTTAAAAAATTTGTTACCTGCCATAATAGAAGAAGTGAGTGTCTAATGCCTTTTTATAATCTTGTAAAGAATTTACCAAAGGAAAGGGTATAATTAAAACTGACCCGTCACTAATGTTGTTTTCCAACCCACCATATTTTGGGTTAGCCATTAATATTAACCAACCAAAATAAGGAGTACCATAAAATTCTTGGCTTAATTTATCTAACCTACTCTGTGTCACTTTATAAATAAATTTTTTATCTGTGGGTTTTGCAGGTAATGACACAAACGGTACAACCGTTTGTTTTCCGTTGATTAAGAAGTCTTGATATCTGTCGTAGTATCTCATTAGTTAAATGTATATTTTCCGTTAAATTCTAAGTCTGTCCCTGAGTTTATACCATCAGTAAATATTGTATTAAAATAAAACACTTGATTGCTGTCAGCCTGCGATTGTGGTTTTTGTATGTACGTAAAGTTTCTTTCTTTTTCTAAATTAAATGGATTATACAATGTAAATTTCTGAGAGAATCCAGACTTTAAAGAAGATATTTCTAGGTCGGACGAACGTTTTAATTCTTTATATACGTCAACCAATCCTGACTGTCCATCAATCGTTATCGGGTCTTGTCCGTCAAGTGATTCTGATGTGTTAGGGATTGTTAGCGCATCAAAACCGTATAGAATTTCATTTATATATTTTACCCAATCCTCTTTAAGTATAAGCTCTTCACCTAAAATTGTTTTTTTAACAGATTCAGGGTCATTTAATATGTTAAAATACGATGCAGTGCAAAATCTTGTTTGTGGTTCAGTATCATAGTCTTCAGATAAAAACCCTTGATAAAGATTGTCTTTCCTTGGGTATTTTCCAAGTTCATCATCAAATAGAATGTTATAGAACGCCTCTAAATCTCCCGCAACTGTTTGTATGTCCGCAATCATTTCTAAATTTGTATTTGCCTGTGATGATGATGGGTCAACAGTACTACTACCTGAGAGTTCAAAAATATCTATACTTCCTGTTTTATTTTTATACCCATCCGTATTTGCCGTAATTAAATTTGAAATATCGTTTTGTCTAACAAAATCGGTCTGAACATTTAATAAGTCCGTAATTTTACTGTTAAAAATACTTTGAAATACTCCCATCCTTAGATTAATAAAAGATTTTAGATTTTTTTTGAATTTTTTAACATCACTGTTTTTGAAGTTTTGTTTGTCAATATTAGTAAATGGACTCTTTAAGAAAGGATTTAAATTGTTATCAATATCTTCTATTAATTTAGTTTTAAGGTCGGATTCTTTATCTTGTAGTTTAATTGGTTTACCAAAAATTCTTGTAGTAAATCCATCGGAACCGCTTAGGTATCCAGTTGAAGTTCCATTGGTATAGAGTCTATCTTGTGTGAAGTAACACACACCAATCTTAGATTGTAATCTGCTTATTGTTTCTAAAGAACTAATTACATTTTGTACATATGCCTGAGATTTTAAAACATAATCTTTCATAAATGATTTATAGTTAATATCACCCGTTAAAAAATCTTCAACCTCTGTAGACGTTACCTGTCCTATAGTTTCGCCAGCCTCTTCGGTCCTTTCAACTTTCCCGTCTTTAACTGTAAAGTTACTATTCGCCTCTATTTTATCTAACTCGGACCTATCCAAATCTGTAGTATCTTCTGTAGGTACTGAACGTTCATCATATATTTCAGTATTACCAAAATAATTAAATGAAACCGCATTTTGTAATCTACTAACAGGTTCTTTAAGACCTTGTCCCCCTATAAAATTAAATGACATATTTATATCGGCAATCATTGGTTGAACTCCTATACCTTCCGGATTTAAATCAAACGTTAATGGTTCATAATTAATACTCATTTGTTGTATAACAATTTTAGTATGATAAAAATCACCTATTCTTAATATACAAATAGGTGGTGAACCAAACGCAGTATTTTTTATATCTCCCTGTCTAGGTTTACCGTCTTCACCTATTACCGGTATTGTGTCTCCGGGTCTTAAACATTGTTGTAAAAAAGTAAGACGTGAGTTTAGTCCTTCAGGTGTTATTGAGTGAAATGTCGGATGAAAAAAACTAAGTTTATCTTTTATTCCTTGATATACTTGTGGTGAGTCCTCTTTCATTTTGTTGAAGTAGTCGCACTCGGTTAGTAATTTTTTGACTATTATCTTAGCAACATTTCTTTTTTCTCTCACTTCTTTGGCTTCTATTTGTCTTTGAACTTCCGTCTTACCTGTAACGGTTTCAGTTATAATTGTTTCTTCAATAATAGGCTCTAAGTCTTGTGGATTGGGTTCTGGTGGAATTTCCTCAATTGTAGTGGCAAAGGAAACCGCTCTACACCCCATAGCTGCTGTGGAATATATTTTGTCAGCTCCTGTTAATTCTTCACTACACGAAACACCATTAATATTTGTGTTTTCACCTACGGTCACTTCAATAATATTTAACTTATCTTGATGCTTGTCTAAATCTGAAAAACTTAAAATATATTTTTTTACTGAGTCTACCCTTCTTTTACTTAAGGATAAATTGTACGCATCACTATTAGGTGAAGAGGCGGAACCCTCTAATTTTATATTAACTATAGCTCCCTTATCAATCGCTTCTTTTATTTTAACACATAATTCTTTTGTTTTTTGTTCAATATTAAAAATATTTTCTTGGAAGAATACTCCAGTAGGTTCTTTTTGGTCCTCATCGGCGTATGTATAATAATTCGCTTGATTAAGAATATATGCGGATAAATTAGACGAGTAAGACTCTTCGGTGGTGGTTGAGTTTGCGTTTTGGGGGCCAGGAACATCATTGTCAAAGTAGAACGAATAACTATAATCATTTGTAGTTATTATGGGTGTATATTCTTCAATGACGGGCTCTGTGGTTGTTATCTGAGTGCTTTGTATTTCATTTTGAAAATATTCATAGTCAGTGACATTTTGTGTTGTAGTCACAATATCATATATATCTTTAAGAGTAAACTGAGGAAACCTCTGAGCTAATTCGTAAATATCATATTTTCTACATCCTGCAAAGAATGAATCAACAATATCATTTATCTTTTGGTTGTCTTTCCCGTCTAATTCTTTATCGACTATAGCGTTCAATATTGATGGGTGGTCAACAACTATCTTCCAGTTTAAATTACCCTGTCTAGTCGTGTAATTATATGTGTAAATGGGTTCAGGTCTTCCTAAAAATTGATTTGTAGTCCAGTCAGCACTATTTTGTTCACTTACTTTCATATCATATGGTGGGAACCACATAATTCTACCACCGTTCGGACCTCTTTCACATGAAGGTAAATCTTGTACTGTAAAACCAGGTTTAGAGGATGTTCTCCAAGCTAAATTTTCTATCGAAAACATGTACTTTTTTACCTTTCCGTCTTGGATATTAGTCGATTCATTACCTCTCCAAGGTGCGATATTTAAATTATAGGTATTATCCAGTACTGAATATGTGAATTTTCTATTTTTTGTTGTTATACCCTCACTTTTTTGTAATTCATCGTTACTAAAGTACGGTATATCTTTAGTGAAAACTCTACAATACTCTATTCCTTTTATTTCTCCTGTTGATTGGTCCTCATATTTATAAACCCTTGAACCTTTAGTCATCTCTCTAGTTCCGTCATTAAAAACTTTAGAAACTTGATTAATCGCATTACCAACGTGTTGTAATCTAGCATCCCCCTTTAATTGGTCTGCCGCGTAAACTAACCTTTGTGTGTCGTCTAATATAGACCCTTGAGTAAAGGTATATTGTGTTGAAACAGTACCCTCCCAACTAGATTGAACCGCCTGTTTAAAATTAACGTCCATAGACTCTAATCCTCCACCCTCACTTACAAATCTACCGGCGGCATCATCACTGTCTGTACTTGTCCAAGTAAAACCTCCTTGTAGTCTAGGTGCGTCATAATTACTATTGGTTTTGGTGTTAGACCTTAAAAATTTACTTCCGTTTAATCCAAATTTAAAATCGTTTGGTCCGTCTTTGGTTTCATATAATTTGGCAATTTCACCATACCCCCTTACTGCGGTTCTTACCTTATTACCAAATTGGTCTGTGGGTAATTCACCTGCCGGAGCGACCATATCAGTTAATTCTTGTTCTTTACTCCCTACGTAGTAATTTCCGGCGGGAGCTCGTAACCCAAAACTTCTACTATTTTCGGTATAGTCAGGTGCAAAAACATTTAATGATATACTCTTAAATAATCTTTTAGTTTGTCCCCTACCTGTATTTGATATGAATGTGTCAGACGACTTTTTATTGGCTTGTGGAAGTAATGTACCTCTACTACTGAATTCACCTTTATTACCTGAAGCCTGATTAATACTAGATTGTTGAGCCACTTCACCAAAATAACTTCCTGGTATCCATGAGTATGGTGAGTATATTCCAGAAATTCTACTTATAAAATCTAAACCTTTACCTACTATGTTATTTGGGACAGAAATTTTCCAGTCACTTTCAATTAATTGTTCATTTCCAGTCGCAATGGCTAACACATCAAAAGGGTCTCCTAACGCATCAAGTATATTTACCCTACCAAGTGTTTGTTGATAGGTTTCTTCCGCAACTCTAAATTGAAATTGTGTTTTTAGTTGGTTTCCTGCTATTTGAGCTAATGTAGAATCTTGTGCTAGTCTTCCGTTGGAACCCATAGGGTCTAAAGTTGTCAGTAGAGTAAGTGAGTTGTACGTTGAAGCAACAAACGTATAGTACGTCTCTCGTTGTTCTATTTTTCTTTCTATATCTCTAATGTTTATTAAATCATTGAATCCACCTTCAGGTCCATATTGATTTTGTATAAACGCTCTTTTTTGTGCTTGGTCAGTTACTTGAGACTCTTCGATTCTAATGGCATCTAAAACTGCAACATCGTTAATTGAGAACTCCGAATTACCCGGTGAATCATTACCTTTATAACCTTCAGCATATGGTTCTAAATTCCTTACTAAAAGTTTTTTTCTAAAACCTTCAGTAGCGCTAAACGTTAATTGACTATTTGATTGGTTCGCCATACGAATCTATTTTTATATAAATAGATTAAATATTCATTTTTAAGCGGAATATGTATTATTAGAATCGGTAAGTATTGTCATTAGTTTACTTGTAAAAGTAGGGTTATTAACAATTTCATTTGCCAATTGTTCAGATGATATGTTTTGTGGGAGATTTCTTCCGTCAACCGATAAATCTATTTTACCACCCACATTTAGATTAATTTCACCATTAACATTATTGCCGGTGTCGTCCATATTTTCTAATAAACTAGTTCCACCAATTATTATATCATCTTTCAAGAATCTTTGAACGGGCATTCCAGGTCTAGAAATAAAATCCTGATTCACAGGTGAGGTTGTGTCTGCAGATGTGTCAGGTGTTCCGGCAGCCGCATCGTCTATATTTTCACCCAAAAACATAGCAGCATTTGTAGCTAAATCACCAACTATATCACTAAAATTACCAAATAGTGTTTTGGCTGTAGTAAGTTGAGCTAAAACACTATCAGGTATTAAACCTTCCATTTTAGTTTTAAATTCTGTAAGTCCACTCTCAGTTGATTGATATGCTGCGGTTATAAAATCCTCAACACTAAGACCAGAATCTTTCATTAAGTTAGTTTCGGGTAACTTATCATTCATATCTATAAGTGACGTCTCAATCGCGGTTCCAAATGTAGATGAAATGTTAAATGCGGCATTTTTAAAATGTTTTCTTGCTTCTTCATCTTGAAATCCTTCAGCGATATTCTGAGTTAACGCGTTTCCATAAATTTTTAAATTTTCTTCATTAATAGAGGCGTCTAAACCTTCCCTAACAACTTCAGCGTAAGCATCTAAACCACCTAAAGCATCAATCACTCCATCAGTTTTTACACCCACTAAAGTAGTTGCCGCCTTAGCGCTTTGATTGGCCCCCGCAATTTCTTGAAGTGCTGTAAGTTGTTCCATAGCGATTTCTCTATCGCTCATTTCATTCTTACTTTGTTGCTCTTTTAACGCCTTAAAATCATCTTGATTTAAATCTGCTGCCGATTTAATTGCGGGAATCATCTTTTTAGTCGCCTCATCAAAAGTAGGTATGGACACTTTTAAGTCACCTCCCTCAATTGTACTCATATTTGCAACTAGTTCTTTAAACTCTTCAGGAACTGTGGCCGTTCCCAACATATCTAATTTTTTTGTTCTTTCAGCGGCTTTAAATGCGGTTTGAGTCATATCTTGGTAGGACATTCCAGCTAAATTAGCAGCCTCTCTTAGTCGATACATTTCCGTAACAGGTATATCAAACTCACCAGTTTCCTCATTAAATACTGCAGCACTTTCAGCCATACCAACAACCGCATCCATCAATCCTTCAGTGTCTGTCTGAGCTAAATGTAGTAATTTAAATGGGTCACCTAAATCTCCTACAGCACCTCCCAACATCTGAAATCCGGCTGCAGTTTCTATTGCCGTTTCAGGGTCAAGTAACTTTTCAGAAAGTGAAAACGTTTGGGATACGTCCATCCTTAACGCTTGTGCCTTCGCCACCATACGAGAAAATCCTTCTACACCATCTTTAAAATTGTAACTAGATAACATTTTTATGTTACTACCTATATCTTTCATAAACTTACCAACATTAATACCATAATCCCTGGCTTGTTTTTGCATGTCACTAATTTTTGAGATTGCATCTGATGTACCTACACCAATATTTCTAAATCCTTCAACAATTGGGACTATCTCAGCAGATGTAAGTCCAGCGTTACGTGCTAAGAGTTGCATATTTTCAACTTGCTCAGAAGATAGTAAAGTATTAACCCCCATTACATCATTTATTTGTTGTATTAAAATTAAGTTCTCTTCTAATCCAACTCCAAATTTAGTAGTTTCAAATGTGGCTTCAGCCATAGTGGTCATTAACGCATTACCAATCGCACTAGTTTGTCCCATGGACTTAGTAGTTAGATTAAATGTTAGTTCTTGTAATTTAGCAGTATCTTCTATTACTGATGTCGGCATAATCATCCTCGCTAAACTTGAGGTTATATTTAATACCGTTGTATCTAAAAGTCCGGCGGCTTTATTTAAGCCGTCCATACCTTTACTAATATCGTTTATCGCGTTTTTAGCGTTATCTGCCGCTTCTCCAATTTTGTTAGCCATTATTAAGTATTATATTATAAATACTTATCTTTTAGATTTTACTTTTTCGGACTGTTGTTTTCGTTTATCAAATTCCTCAACTAACTTTCCTATAAAGTATTTTCTTTCGTATGTAGGCATATTAATTAAGTCGTTATAAGAAAAATTTGCATGACGAGTTAAGTAATATATTTCATCAAGCACAGATACCCTAGATTCAGAAGAAAGGCCGAAAAAACTCCACCCCAAAGGTGACTCTAACTGTCAACTCTTCTCCTGACGGGGCGTTTAAACTCCTTTCTAAGTCTAATTTTGGTTCCGAATTAGAAAGGCTATTTCTTATGAATTTAGAATCCATAATTGGTAATTTTATGACGAAGCTTGTTATAAACTCTCTATCGGTGTTGTTGTCTACACTTACTATTTGTTTTGATAACCTATTGGTTACTATGGGGGCCGTAACATTGTTTGGGTACTTCTCTAACATATCGTTAAGTTCCTGTACTTCTCCTACCGTAAGTAGTTTACATTTTACCATATTTCCTGACTTAGGTAGTTTAAATGTAAATGTCCCGTCTTCTTCGGGTTCTTTTTCAAGTTTTTTGAAATTTAGCTCATCGAGACGAACCGTATGTTCAAATGAATTATTAGTTTTAGGGTCTCTTAATGTAAAATTATAATCGGGACCAAACGCTGTGTTTCTCAAAAATATTAAAATAGCTTCTAAATCACCTTCTAATAAGTCATTAACCTTAATGTCTGGTTCATATATCTTATTTTTAACTAAATCATTTATAATGTTTGGATTTTTACCGTTTCCGGCAGATACCAAAATATTTTCATCCTGAGCTGTCAGATATCCAATTTTAAGACTCTTTTTTTTGTTTTTATAAAACTTACCCTGCGAGGGAAGTGTTACCACGTCATGTGGTAAATTAAAGTCTTGTTGTCCATATTGTTTCGCTTCGTCCATATTTTTGTGTAAAAAAAAACCATAGGGAATAAACCCTATGGTTAATTATATAAACTATTATTTTTTTTTCAATAGTATTAGTAAACCAAAATACATCTATCAGGACGTAATGTCGCTGTAATTGTTGCCAATGCGTCATCACTATATCCCAAACTATCAAAATTAACATCAGTTAAGAAAGTACCCTGTAGAATCCATTTTTCAACCGCAACTCCTGTAGGGTCTAACATTTCAAGGTCTAGGTCTTTCTTATAACCAGCTGCGTATCCCATACGACCTGTAACGGACTCTGAGGTTAATCTTACCCATTCCATTAAGGCTTGTGCTGCCGATGGTCCTATGGGGTCTCTAAACGTCACGTTTATCGTATTCCAAGTAAATCTACCAGCAACATAAGTAGATGTGTTTAAGAAAGGAATCTCAGTTGCGTTAATTTGGACGTTAGGTCTAGATGTGGACTCAACATACCAAGAGTTAATACCCAATGATGAAGGAAAACTTAGAACAAATCTATTTTTTCTTTTCGGTTCATACGGTACGGGCATTTTCATTAATAAATCAGCCATTGTATTTTGGTTTTAAATTTCGTTGTTTATTTTATTATAAATATCAGTGTTAAACTTTTTTCTCTTTACTTTTACTTTTTTAATTGTAAAATCCTTAACTAGAGATTAGAAACTAGAATTTTTAAACTTCTTTTTTTTCTCCTCCTTTAGTTAAATAAGTTTTTACTGGGCTTTCATCTTTATATTCTTTATCTAAAAATGTTTTTATAGATTCTATATTTCCTGGGTCGTCATCAGAAAATCCTATTTGAGGTACAAAGTTATTACTCACATCATTAGTAAATGATACTTTTTGACCTAATTTTTTACTTTGGTATTTAACGTAATTAATAAACTCTCTTAACGCTTTTATCTTACCTTCCTCCGGATTAGAGGCCGACCCCTCACCATAAGTAACAGGATAATATTTATTCATATCTAAATATTCTTTTATTAAAAGTTGGTCGTCTTTCATAAGTTCTCCTGATAAATCCCGATATTTTTTTAAGTTTTCTACTAACTTACTTGAGTCTATTCCATTGTGGTTTGTAACAATAAGGTTATAAATAGAGTCTCTTAACACTGACGGAGTGTGACCTCTAGCAGTAATAATTGCAAATATAGAACCTCCGTTAATACATTCCACAAAATCATTCCATGAAGGACCTGGAGAAGCTAATAAAGAGTCCACTATAAATTTCTTATCACCATCTACTCCAAAATTACGATAGGGATTTTCGGAATAACCTACAACAGTCTCATTATTATATTCAAAAGGCTCCACACCAATCTTTTGTCGATATTCGGCAAAATCTTCAGTAGACATACCTATCTCATTACCTTCATCAGTTTTTAAAATTATTCGAGTCGGCATAACGACAATATTATCATCCCAGTCAAAAGCATAATACTTTAAGTCAGGTTGACCGTCTTCGATACCTTCACTTATAAATAATTTATTAAGACTTTGATGTATAATACTTCTTAGACTCATGTATTTTAATTATTTAGATTTTCAATTAATCTCTCTAATTGTGATTCCGTCAAAACAATATTTTGAGGTTTTTCAGAATAGGTCTTAACTCCATTACCATTAATTTGTAATGACTCTCTTAGTAATTTTTTTTTAAATTCCATTTTTTTATTTTATTAAACGTTTAATTATATGGCTAAAAATGGGGGATACTTTTGTACCCCCCATTTAATAAATATCAGATATCCTCAAATGATGCACCTGTCGGAGTAATTAAGAATTCTATATCGATGAATTCTAACGCTCTTGTTGGTTTTAGATATATTTTACCTACTAAGGTGTTATTATCTAAATCTTCAGGAGTGTTCTGAACGACAACTCTAAAGTCAATCAAACCTCTATCTCTTCTGATAGAATCTAAGATTGGGTTTACTGAGTCCAAGAATTCTTGTCTTACTTGGTCATCATTCTGTTCGAACAATAGTCTTACCGCTACTGCTGAAATCAACTTACGAGCTTGTAATAACAATCTTCTAACATTGATTCTGTCGAGTGCTGACTGTTTAACTTGAGTAGTTTTATTACCCCATATTACTGTACCAACATCTGAGAAAGTTGCGATTGGGTTGATTCTACCTTTATATAGAATGTCTCTATCATCTTGAGTTAACTTCTTACGAGCTTTAATACCATTTACTAAACCTCTTGTATAACCCGCGGATGCGAACCATGGGAATGATATATTATCTGTTAACGCTAAGTTTCTAACAACTTCAGCGGTAGGTGGTAAGTAAATCTGTGTGTTATTAACAGTATCTCTTGTAAGAATCCATGGGTAATAAGTTGCAGTATAGTTAGAGTCAATTCCAGTATCTTCTAAGTTTTCGGTCGCTTCTTGTGGGTAAATAAAGTCAGTTGTAAAATTAGACGTAGTATTAACAAACATGTTATAGTCAGGTGTGGTACAGATATAAATTGAGTCCGCTCTATCCGTTTCAATCATATCAATCGCCTCCTCTACTAAGTTTGAGTTATTAACATAATCTATACCTGAAGTAGTAAACACATTAATATTTACAGCTTCAGGGTTAACAAAAGTCCACTGACCCCATAAGTAAGCATAATAGTCAGTATTACCCCAATCTTGTTTATCTGGACCAACAATTGTTTTAAACGCCCCCCATCCTGTTGCACTTGGGAATCTGACTGATGGTGCCGCTCCACGTAGATATCCATTATTACCTAATATAAATGTATCTCCATTAGTACGAGACTCTCGATAGATATCCCATCCATCAAATCCTCCAGTAGGAACTAATGTAAATTTACGAGAATTTAATCTGTAATATGGACTATCTTCGTTAGGTTCACTATCGAATGATGCGTCACCAACCTCAAACGCAGTTTCACCCGAAGTTACATACTGAGATGGGATTAGAACTACAGTCGCTCCTGAGTCCATATGATATCCTTTTGTTAATTCCGCCCACGGAGATGACTCAGTAGCGGTAGATAAGTTAGTCGGATTTTGTTTACCCTTATAAGAGGTAAAGTCGACATCAATACCGACAGTATTCGATACACCTAAGAAAACTCTTCTTGGGTTATCACCCGCACTTCTTGTTAAGTTATCTCCATTAGAAGACCCAAAAGGAGGGTTAAATAACACCTCACCTGGAGTATCATACTTAGTCTTATAAAGTAGGTGTGGTGATTTATAACTACTGTACTGTCGAGTTTGGTAACCTTTAAAACCACAAGGTAATGAATCGGACGGAGCCTCTTCATTTACTTCTAACATAATATATCTTGACTTTAACTCAAAATCTCCATTAGCTGTACCGATTTTTTTAGCCACATAACTATTAAGATTTATATCCATGGTACAGTTTGTGAATTTTTCTAATACGATTGGGTTAGAATCGGTATCATAAAAACTTCTAACGACAACGTCAAAGGTTAGGTTATTAAATGATATATTCATTATAGAGACTTTAATCTCTCTGTTCGCCGAGTTACCGTCTGAGATTGAAATAACTTTAAATAAGTCGGAAACTTCATTACCTCTTAATTCTGAAACTAAATATGGTGTAGAGGGGGTTTGATACCTATCTAAGTACCATCCGATACCTGTATTATCAACATCTTCTCTCGCACTTTGTAATCCTAATAAAGTAGTATTTAATCCTCTAATCTTACCTTCTTTGTATCCTGTATTTAATAAGTTATAATAAATTTCCTCGACAAATAATGGAATTTCATTACTTGGTTTAGAAAAATTACTTTGACCTAACACTTTACTTATAAAGTTAGGGTCACTTAAAGAAAGTGATGTGTTGAACGTAAATATCTCTGAGTCGTTTGTTATACCTGAAATTTGGAAATTAGAGAATGGATTATTAGTTATTCCTGAATATACTCCTGTAGAGTTAATTGTTACATTGGTTAATCCTGAAACTTCGTAATCGGGATTATTAGAATTACTAGTTGTTGATATCCCTCTTGACCTTAGTGTACTAACAACCATATTATGGTAATCAGTGATTGGTGTTCCTGTATATGTGGTAGTATATACAACACCCACACCTGTATAATTGTTACCTACAGTATTTGTTAATCCTGTGATAGACAATCCAAAACCAACACCACTGTATTCACCTGTACCACTATTATATGGGAATAAAGCGTAATACCATGAATCATTTTCAGACGCTTCAAAATCTGCGGTATCAATGGTAAGACCATCCACACCCAATACGTTAGTTGTACCTGTCCATGTTCCCGAAGCTCCAGTTATTGCGTCATAAGTTTCGCCACTAACAGTACCAAACATAAATGATGTGGCTCCTGAACTGACGGGGTTAACAATGCTTTGATAAACCGCAGATTCAAAGTTGTCCTGTAATGTTGATATATTACCTGAAAATGTTGTATAAGGTAATCCGAACACACTTTTTATAGATGAAGGTAAGTTACTAAAATCAGTAATTTCAGTTGAACTACTATTACCTGATACACCACTAAAACTTATTGTATAAGCAATTCCGTCAGAATCTTTAGGAGTAATTAATGATTTATTTACGTTACCCACCGTTGATATTGACCATGATGGTCCAGCATCGTATCCTGATAAACCTAAGACACGAGTCACAAAAAGTTGATTGGATTGTTGTAAGTAGGCTTTGGCAATATACGCCGCCTCATATTTTGGAATCTGTGTGTTTACAAATTTAGTTGGTTCTGTCCCCCCAAAAAATGCGGTAAACTCATCAAAGTTTGTTATGAAGATAGGTTCGAACGCCGGACCTGATAAGGTTTCACCGACGACACCTAAAGTCGTTACACCGACACTTTGAGCCACAAAACTTAAATCTCTTTCTGATGTATATACACCTGGAGATACGAATACTTTTTCTGCTGCCATATTAATTATTTTTCTTTTTATTTATTTTATTGATAAATATTATAGAAAAAACCAAACGACAAATGTTATGGCGTTATATTTATTTACAAGTATGAAAAATTTCTTACTTTTTTCTACCTTTTTAAAAACCTTTCTTAAATGATAAAAATAAAGAATTTAAAAATATCTGAAGAATCACATGATATGTTGAAAAAACACTGTCAAAAAAACGGATTAAAAATGTTTAAGTTTATTGAAAAACTTATTGAAGAAAACTGTAAAGAAGAAATCGACATCTATGGTGAATAATTAATTACTATAGGGTATGTGTGCTTTTGTCTTAATAGTGGAATCCTTACTGTCATCTATTTTAACGACATCGAACTTAATGATGTCATTGGTGTTAACCTGTATATTACTTAAATCATCTCCCATATAATTGTCGTTAATATATACTGAAAACTCATCGACGTTATCTGTCGACAAAAAAGTTAGGTCTATGGTATATGGATATTTTTCAGATAAACTATTAATTCCCGACATAAATAAAATATCTATGTCGAAGTTCTGAGGATTAGGTGGGTTTTTTCTAGCCCTTCTTGATTGTGTCCCCGTCTCCACTTCATATAATGTTAATGCCCTACTAATTGCCGGAGAAACTTGGAACTCTTCCTCGTCAATTAAAAAACCCATCATTAAGAACTCATAGTTTTGAACGTAGTACTTCCTTTTTTCAATATCCAATACTGACTCATCAGATATACCATTTAAAATTATAGGAACGTAATGACCCTTAACAAATGTATAAGCTTGTCTTGAAGAAAATTTCTGTAAAACTAATTTGTTAAACTCATTCAAGTGTCGCATTTTAGTACAAAATATTTTTATATTATACGTAATATCTACAGGTACGGGTTGAGGGATTTTATAAATATCCATTCCTTTTCTTTGACCGTCCCACGTTGGAACCTTAGCGTAGTAAAATTGTTTTCTGTTTGGTATGGTGTACTGTAGTGAAGGGTTGGTACCGTACTTAACGTCTGGATTTCTTACAGTCGCAATAAATGGTGGTTTGATGTTTTTATCTAAGTTCTGAAAATCCCAAGTCTCAGCAAACTGAGACCAGTTTTGAGTTGTAATAATAATATCAACAGGGTTAACTTTTTTACCCTCTGCAGTCATCTCTAAATCGTTCTTAACAAAATCTAACATACCCCTATCTAAGTCAGCATGTAAAACACTCTTAGGTAAATATGTACCATCTTTTTGAATATATTCCAGTAGTTGCTCCCTCCTCTCTAATAAAATTTTATCAGGAGTTAAAGGTAGATGTTTTTTTATTTTTTTAGGAAATGACATTAGATTACTATTTCATTTATATGGAAGATTTTATTTCGAGTATTAATCATATCAATCTCATTTGCGTTATAAATTGGTTCTTCGCTATCTTTTTTAACAAATGAATCGTATTTGTATGGGTTATATGTGATTACGTTATCATTAGTTTCTGCGGGCATTTCTTCACAAGGGAACTGACAATAGTCAACTAAATCACCAATAACAAATGCGTGTACGTTCTTTCTCATTTCTTGTCTTACTTTGTCTTTTCCCCCCTTTCTTACCCTAAACTCTACATTTCTTAATTTAACGTAGTCGGCATACAAAATTACCCTACCCCCATAAGTCACTGAAAATGTATGTTTATGTAAGTTATAATATACCATAACCCTCAAACCAGTTAAATCCTCAGGAGTTAATTCTTCCTCCTGTTCAATAATTAAACCCATATGAGTCTTCATTTTATTAATTTCTTTTAATAGATATCTATTCATAATCCTCTAAATTCATTTTCACTAACAGGTGATGCAGTAATTGACCTATAATAAGGTTTGTAACCACCATAAGTATGTTTATTATCACTCGTGACTCTTCCGTCATTAGATACCGAGTAGTATCTAACACGAGATTCAGTCTCATAGTAACCTATATAATCACCATAATTAATATCTATTTCTAACTCATCTAAAGTCGTTTGATATACGCCAACCTTTAAGTTACCCGGCTCCATTTGTGTCATGTTACTATTACCGTAATTTTGATTTTCAGGTTGTTCTATTTGGACGTACCCCCTAAATTCAACGGGAGGATGGAACTTTACTCCGTCTTCTACGGTTTCACCGTAAACATCATCAGTTACTGTTTTTTGTTGGTCGATTCTATATAAAACTAACCTAAAATTCATATCACCCTCAAGCCATTCTCGACCCATTGCGATATCTAACTCAAAGTCTTCCGACCCGAAAAACTTTTCTAATCTTGTAATTGGAACCTTTCTATTACTCATTATTGATAAATATTAAGTTATTTGTTATATTTAAGTGTNTTT